AACACTACGAAAGCTCATACCTTATCGAAGATATCGCTGCTATCCAAGCTAACGCGAACCTTCGCTCTGAGTTCACAAAAGCAGCAGCATACGCTATTGCAGAAGCAATCGACACAACTATCCTTACAGAGCTAAAGGCTGGTTCAACTCAGACAGCTGTTGGTACATTCGGTACTGCACTTAATGACGCGACTATCCTATCTGCTAAGGTTAAACTTGACGTTGCTAAAGCTCCTATGACTGACCGTACTCTTGCCCTAGGCCCAGTACAAAACGGTCAGATGCTTGCAATTGACAAGTACGTTCGTTACGACGCACTTGGAACAGGTCAAGCTATCGTTAACGGTAAGACTGGTACAATCTACGGCTTTGACGTTGTTATGTCTCAGAACTTCCCTAGCGTTGCTGGTACACCTGTACAAGAGACTGGTGTTGCCTTCCACAAGGACGCACTCGGTATCGCTTTGCAGTTGAAGCCACGTACACAAGCTAGCTACATCCAGGAATACTTAGGTTGGTTGCTAACTGTAGACACAGTGTTCGGTGTTAAAACCCTACGCCCTACATTCTCAGTACTAGTCCGAAGCTAGTTAACAGAGGAACATTTAGAGCCACTGGAAACGGTGGCTCTTTTGTGTTAATGTTTATTTACCATATTGGACAATACTAAGGAGAAACAATGCCAGGATCAATGAAACAAGCAGTACAAACACCAGATGAATTAAAACTTGCATACGTTGAAGCTCAAATTGAGCAGATGGAAGCAATTATCCGTCGAAATGAAGTGGACATCTATATTAATGAAAATGCGAATTGGCAACCTCACCAGAGAAAAGCTGCTGCTGCAAAGGTAGAGACACATCAGGAGAGTATTGATGAACTTAGTTTAGCCGTTGAAGTGTTAAAAAGATTACAGTCTGAACTTAGCAAATAGTAGTACACTATAATTAAGGACGGCGTAGGAGATACAATGGCCAAAGAAACTAAACACATGACAGTCGAAGAAAAGCTTGAAGCATTAGGTCCTAACCCTATCAAGCACATTGACCACACTGACACATCACACGATGGTACAGAAGGTGAAACAGGAAAAGCTCTATCTAAGGAACTAAACACAGGCGTACGTGCTGAGACACTAGACCCAATCCCAGCAGACGCTGAGACTGGTGAATACCGTGAGCCAACACACTATGACAACGGTGTAGAAACTCCTAAAGAAGCTAAGGTAGAAGGACGTTCACAGCTTAAAGGCCAAGAACCAAAAAACTTCCGCGCTCTTAACGAGGATGAACTATCAGAAGGTGAAAAGCCTAAGTCTAGCCTAACGGTCAAAGACGCTGATACTAAAGAAGAGAAAGTAGCTGTCAAAGAAGCTGCAAAGGCTGATACTAGCTTTACAAAGCGATCAGTAAGCAAGTAATGAGGCTCGCAGTCGTACTTCCATCAAGAGGTTTGATATTTAGCGAGACAATTGAAGAGGTGCTGCGTGAAGTAGCACCTTTCGATTATCAACTGTTTTTCTCTCACTCACGCCCTATACCAGATTGTTTTAACGAGCCTATGGAGAAGATACTTAACACTGACTTTAACTACGTGTGGATCGTCGAAGAGGATATGGTACTACCTAAGGGAATACTGCAAGATCTATTAGATATTGGATTACCTATCGCTACGTCTGATTATCCACCTACAGAGGGAACTAAATGCGTACAATACGATAATGACGGTAAGGTTCTCTATACTGGTACAGGCTGTTTATTAGTTGAAAGAGGAGTATTTGAGTTGATTGAAATGCCTATATTTAAAACAGATACGATCTATAATCCTGAGGGTAGAATGATAGGAAAACGCGACTCAAGAGAGAAGATATACGGCCAGCATGATGTACATTTTTTTCTACAAGTACGTGAGTTAGGTATTCCAATAGGGGTTACTAAAACAGAGTGCCACCAGCGCAAGATAGTAGAGTACGGCGCTAAAGAAGTTAATGATGGTTTCCACAAGATTAAAATCATATAACAATCATTCGCTCTATATGCTAATATTAAACTAATAGGACGGGCTAAGGGGTCTTAGTGGCTGATTACAACACTAAAGCATTGATTGATTCAATTATTCTACAGTCTAAAGACACTGAGTTTTCTCGTGAGCTTGTTTTGGAGTACGTACAACGTATGCAAGACTCAGTACTAGGCCGCCAACGTTTTAAGTTCCTAGAGGATACAGAAGAAGCTGTACTAAGCGAAGGTGACACTATCTATGAGTACACATGTGACCACCAGCAGATCATTAGTCTTATACTTGTAGACGAAACCTCTGAACGACCTACTATCTATGTACCACGTTATGTATCATCGGGTGAGTTCTTTGATAATAACCCTGATCCGTTTAGTAATAACTCATCAGCGCCTGTAGCTTATACTGAGTACAATGGTGAACTAATATTTACTGCACCTTTGAACAAAGACTACACGCTTAAAATGCAGTATGTGTCTCGCCCAGTACGATTAGAGGACGCAACAACTTCTTGCCCTCAGATTCCAGTTGAATATAAAGACATTCTTATTAAAGGTGGGCTTGTTGGTATTAAACAGTTTAGAGAGAACTTTGACATAGCCGCACTTTACGAACGACGTATTGAAGATCTAACTGACGACATGCAAGGGCGATACGGCCTTAGGAAGATGGGGCCTAGTAAGTCACGTACTCGCGGTGTATCCTATGGTAACACTAGAACTTATTTTGGAACAATAGGTACTCGTAATGGTACGTTCTAGATTCGGCTACCGCACAACTATACCTTCTATAACTACATCGAAGGGTCAAACGCAGTCACTATCGTTTAAAGACGGTATCAACTCTTATAAAGATAACGACGACGTAAAGAATACAGAACTTATTGCAGCAGTAGACGCGCGCATGGTGAAAATAGGACGGTACAAAACACGCAGGGGTTTAGACCGCTTTACAATCCCTATCGGCGAGGCTAGTAATGCCTCGGTAGTCTCAACTACAGGTGCGAGTACGTATACAATCAACTCAACAAATGCAGTTGCTCAGCGGCTTACTGTAGGTGCAACGCAGCGTATTACACGAATAGATGTAAGGCTACGTTCAACTACAGCTAGTAAAGGGGTTTTGCTTGTAGAGCTGTACACCAACAACGCTGGAAACCCTGGAACATTACTAGGACGTTCGTCATTAAGTGCGTCCGATATTCCTTCATCATTTACTTATGTGCCTTCTTACTTTATCGAAGCACCACTACTAGTATCGGGAACTACCTGTTGGGTCGTTGTAAGGGCGCAGAACGAACAAGCAGGAACATATGAGATAAGTACTACATCTTCGGCTTCAACCGCTCTAACAAGCTCTACGAACGGCGAGGTATGGGTTACGGCTTCATTTGCTGCTAACGTAAACATGTATGGATCAACAAACGGAGCTGTTAAAGGTATCTTCAAAGCATATCGACCTAACTTACAAGTAAGAACTATCTTTGCATTCGGTAACAGTATGTATGAAGCTAACGCAAACGGTACCACGACCCTCATTAAGTCAGGAATGGCCGCAGGAGCTACTAAGTATCGCTTCTCTATGGATCAAGACGTTGTGCGCTGGACTAACGGCTTAGAGAAACCTTATAAATGGGATTTTACTACTGTAGAACAGATTGACGCTATACCCGTGATTCCTAATAACATCATGTCGCACAAGGGTTTACTCTTTTACACAAACGACGCAGACAACACGGCTGTGACTTATTCTAACTTTGGTGAGTATGATACTTTTACCTCAACAGACTTTCTTTACATGCCAGGGCCTAAGAATGCCGATGGTTTGCGGGCTATGGCTCCTCTTAACGGTGTGCTTTACTTCTTCTCTAAACGAAACAAACGACTACTATTAGGTTCAGATAGTGATACATTCCAAGACGACGACGCGCCATCACAGCGTGGTACATTCTCTCAGGAATCACTGGTCTTTGACTCTAACTACATCTACCACGCAGATGACGAGGGTGTTTGGCAGTTTAACGGTTCAGATGAACGAAACCTAGCTGAGGACTTTTTAGAGGAATACAACGCTATTGTCAATAAAGAAACTATAAACCTAGATGTGTTTAATAACCGTCTATACATTTGGTACACACCAGTAGGATCAGCAGACAATACAGAGTGCTTCGTATATAATTTGACCCTTAACTTATACGAGAGCAAAGATAAAAAGACTATTATTGGCCGAACATTTGGCCGCGAGACTCAAGATGACACCTTTATTCAAGCAAGTAACCGTGTAGGAGCTCTATACTACGGTGAACGATCTACAAATGACTACCACAACCTAGGCGATCAACTACAAACAGGTATTTACACAGCTTATTCACACTTCGGTACACCCTCCCAGTTAAAGCGAGTCCCTAAACAACGACCACAGCTACCGTCAGTTAGTGGTTCTTACTCAGTTCAAGCAGGGTACGACAAGGATTTTAATAACAACCCTACATTCCGTGACATAAACGTCTCTGGTAATGGTGGACGCTATAACACAGGTCTACGTTACGATACAGGCGTTCGATATGTCGGTCAACGTATGATTACTCCTAAAAGTCTACAAATACCAGGAACATTTAACCGTCTACAGCGTATATACCAACATGTAGCAGCACGGGAACCATTTGAATTTGATTCAGAGGTATTAACAGTAGAGACACAGAGACTAATTTAGTATGCCTAACCAATTCACTCCAGTAACTACCACTAACCAGCAAGCAGCGCTCAATCAGATTAACAATAACTTCCGTAAGTTAGATGCTGAATCAGTCACTAAGACTTTTGGTGGTCAAAACCAAGACGAGAAGCTACTTATTGGCAAAACAGGTGATAGTACACTAGGTTTATCTTATAAGAAAGATGAACAAGACAAGATCGTCGTTGGTAAGCTACCAGATGGGACATATGGGATTATATTTTATGATAATGACGGTTTACCCTCTATTTACATGTCTATTACTGCTGATGGTGTACCAGTACTAAAGGTAGCTAAAGAAGGTAAAGATGCATCTTCTGCATCTGGTGATGATCTTATCTTTAGTTCTGCACAAGACGTATTAAAAGTAGTAAAAACAGGAACAGTAAATATAGTTCCTCCCGCTGTATGGACTAGTATGACATCAACTACTGTAGCTATTCCGCATGGTCTGTCTATAGAGCCAGCAGTTTTAGCATATGTGAATAACCCAGTAATATCTGGCCTTGGATATACCACACCTGGATTATCTGTTGTTCCATCTAACTTATATCTGAATACGAGCGGTAATCTAATATATTCAAGTATGCGGGTAGATTCCACCAATTTGTACTTGGAGATTACTAATGTGACACCTTTTAGCGGCGGGTGGGACGGCTTCACGTGGAGCTTTAAATATTACATCCTTCAACAGTCTGCGCTATAACATGAAATCTATTGTATTACTACCAAATATCGTGCTATATTTAAGTCAACTAGGACGGTTTAATCTGAGGGCATTTTAGTGGCACGGAGCCTGGATCAAGTACTTGCAGAACTCAACCCTTCATACGCAGGCAGTGAGGCAATCTTAAATACCCGTCTAAACGCTATCCCAGGTGAAACTCAAGCGGGTATTGCACAAGCAGACGCACGATTAGGTCAAGCTAATACTAATATTCTCAATTCAGCCCGTCGCCGTGGTACTGGTGTAGCATTTGGTGGTATTCCAATCGGTGAACAAGCTCAATACGCCGCTACTGAATATGCCCCAGCTATTGCAAATCTACAGGCAGCGGGAGCTAATAAAGAGTTATCATTACAGGAATCGCTTGCTTCTCTTAACCGTGAAAAGCGTTCACAGGCTCAATCTATTTATGACACAGATGTTGCGCGTGACTTCCAAGAGCGACAGTTCCAAGAGTCTATTCGTCAATTTAATGAACAGCAGGCAGCACAACGCGCAGCTTCACAAGCCGCAGCCGCAGGAGCATATAGCTTTGGTGGCGGTGCAGCAGCCGCTGGTGGCGCTACTCCTGGTGCAGCGCGTGTTGAACAGAACGGTAAGAACTTTAACTTCTTTGATGGAACTGGTAAGGCAATTAACGCCGCTCAGTACTCACAACTTACAGGACGCGAATATCGCTCAGTCTTACAGCAACTAGCTAACTCAGGTGACGCTAATGCTAAAGTAGCTCTTCAGTACGTAGGTAACGATGGTAAATTTTCGAATGCCCCAGCAGCAGTACGAGGTGCATTAGCAGCAGTTGGTGCAAGTGGTACTTATATCAACAACGCACAACAAGGTACGCAAACGGTCACTAACAAACAAGGCATAAGAGTGCCAACATTCTAAGGATATTATGAGCTTTATAGATGACTGGAACAATCAAGCAGCAGCACAAGCACAGCAATCGGGCGCAGCACAATCTTGGGACGACTATTTTAAGCGTCAAGAACAGCAACGCTTAATTGGTGAACTACAGAATAAGAACGCTACAGCTAAACCTAAGGGTAACTTTCTTACAAGCCTTATCCCTACAGGTGGTGGTATTGGTGGCGCGTTAGCTGGTGGAGCTACAGGTGCAGCTCTTGGTTCAGTCGTTCCAGTAGTAGGTACAGCAGTAGGTGGACTACTCGGTGCGGTACTAGGTGGTGCTGGTGGATCTGCGCTAGGTAAAGTTGGACAGAACGCCGTAGAAGGCGAACAAGACCTTGGTAAGGGTGTTCTTGGTGAAGCATTACTTGGTGGTGTTACTTCTACTCCTATTGGTGCAGGTCTTAAAGTAGCTAGGGCTGGGCTTAAAGCTACTACAGGTCTAGGTAAGACTGGAGCGCGCGAACTATTAGAGCAAGCTGGTACAGCTACTATTGGTAAGGGGACAGCTGCACGATTTGGACTAGAAAATACACCTGTTACTGCTGGAAAAGTAAGCAACAAAATAGGTGTAGGACTTGAGACTAAAGGCAATCAAATGCTTGCTTCTCAAACTGGTATGACTAATTCGTTAGCGCGAAAAAGTGGTATTGATAGCCAAGTTAAGACGTTTGGAAGAATTAATCAACGTACTGGCCTCACTAACCTTGATGACATGGCAGAGGTATCACGCGGTCTTACTGGCGCAGGGGAGAACAGTATATTAGACACGCTAACACGTGCGTCAGTTGAAAGCTCAAAGGGCGTACAGGTAGATGACCTAAGTAAAGCAGCACGTAACCTTATTGATGACAAAGGCTCACTCCTTAGCGACTCAGAACGTAAAAACATCCTACGTAACGTCAAGAACGCTAGTACGACGATGTACGGTGGTTCTGCTGGTTCACTTAGCACTCTAGCGAACCCTACAGCGGCATTTGAACAAGCAAATAACTTTAGGGCTACAGCAAGAAGTATTACTGATGCTGCTCTTACTGCAACTCCTCAACAAAAGCAAATCGCTGGAATATACAATAATTTAGCTAACAACCTTGAGAAATCAATCTATAAGTCACCTGGTGTAAATGAATCATTACCAACACTCATTAAAGCTGGACGAGATGATCTACTATTTAGAGCTGACGACTTAGCAGCTGCTGGAAACCGCACACAGGCAGAAGCTTACCGTAAGATTGCTAATGAACTTGGCGGCGTTAAGACTATTAACCAACTACGGACTATGAAGAAGGACTTTGTTGACCTTGGAAAGATTGACCGCGCTACTGGACAAGCAGAAGGTAGCCGAACACTTGGCGGTAAGGACTTAACAAATAGCCTCGGTTCATTCGTCCGTAACCCCCTTAACATACTTGGTGCACCTATTGATGCTGCAACGCCTACAGCAGCAGGTGCATTAGCGGGTATCGGTCGTAACTTACAAGGCGGCGGTTTATCAACTGCAACACGTGCAGCTGGACAAGGTGTTGTGCCACTCGGTATACGACAAGGTACAGGTCGTTTACTTACTATGGATACCCCAGACGCTCAACAGCTAGACGAGAATGGACTAAGTGCTGCTGATTATGAACAGCTAGGTCAAAATCCTAATTTTGCAGGAGGAATGGCCGCTAATGTACTTGGTGGTGCGCCTCAAGACACTGGATTACAACAGCCTACTAATCCATTCGGTGTAAGCTTGCAAGATGTAGCTGGTCAAATGACTGTAGCACTACAGAACGGTGACACTAAAGGATATGCAACACTCACTGACTTATATGACCGTATAAACGATTACGAAACATCTCAGGGTGGCGGTGCACTAGGTTCCGCTGCACAAAAGGGTCTTACTTCCGCTGCAAACGCTGAAACCGCACTACAAGGATTGGAATCGGCATTAGGTGCAGCTGGTGGAGGGACTGGAATCCTTGGTGGTAATGTCGCTAACTTCTTAGGAAATGTAGGATTAAACGATTCTGCTAAGCTATACAATGACCAATTAACAAGTTATGTTCCTATTATCCTACAGGCATTAGGTAAAACAGACGCACCATCAGAAGCTGAACAGGCAGGTATCCTAAGAGCATTGCCACAGATCAATGACTCACCAGAAAACGCAGCGGCTAAGCTTGCAAGTTTGAGAACAAGAATCGCAGCTGCTCAACAGAACATCGCTACTTATGGCGGTGGTGGACAAGACTTCGCGTCTATTCTTGCTCAATATGGACAATAACGCTATTTAATATTCAGTCTTTCAATGTTATATTTAAAGTAACACGGGGACGGGGAGAAGATGATACATGCCAACTGTTACCGTCCCTCAAGTAAATCCTAACGATGAAGTAACAGCACTATCTGTTAACCAAGGGCCTAACGCACTTGCTTCTGTCGTTAACGGACAACTAGACGACGCAAATATCAATACGATTAGCGGATCAAAGATTTCAGCTGGTACTCTTCCAGCGTCTGCTGCTGATACAAATTCAAACCCTGAAACAAGGGAATCTGAAACAGTTGGTGATATTGTCGCAAGTGGCCTCATCTGGTCTGCTACTTCTGGTCTTACAGGATCTATGACCGCAGGTGTCGCGTATGTAAACGGTAAAAGGTTGGCGGTATCAGCTGTAGCCTCTTACGTTTTTACAGCAACACGAGACACTTACGTCTATGTTGATAGCAACGGCGTTATTCAATACAATCCATTAACTGTAGGAACTGCACAGCCTACCACACCAGCAGGAAACATCTTACTCGCCAAAGTAGTCACTAGCGCGTCTGCAATTACCTCAGTTCTCGATCTGCGAGTTACGAACGTATCAGAAGTATGGCGGACTTGGACACCAACACTTACAGGTATTACACCAGGAAACGGTACAACCTTCGCACGATTTAAACAGGTTGGTAAAACGGTCAATGCGAGATTCCGCTTTACATTCGGTTCTTCTTCGGACGTAACGGGAGCAATTACATTTACACTACCAGTTCAAACAGCGAGTAACTATGTACAATTCGACAGCATGGGCGTAGCGACGTTTTATGACGCTGGTGCAAACATCTTCTTGGGATATGCTTCACGAGGCGCGACGGCAGATGTAATAGATGTATCATTCTATAACGTCAGCGGTTCGACCATTACCCGCGGTGTGTGGGCTACCACAGTTCCATTTGACACTGCTACAGGCGACTTTGTATCCGTTCAACTAACCTACGAGGCAGCTTGAGGTGAGTAAATACGCTGAAATAATCAGAGGAGACACACAGACGATCTCTGTACCAGTTCCTAATGAGTTTCAGACCGTTATAGGGGCTTCTGTAGCCCTGTTTGTCGTTCCATTGAACTCGAACCCACCTGATGTATATATCGACCCTACAGCGCTTATTACAGTGCAACTAAGTAGCTTCTCGACGGAAGTAGATAGCTTCGACTTTATAATCTCTAGTACGGCTTCACTTATCCCAGTGGGTAAATACAATTGGTACGCACGTTTTAATGACTCACTTGGCAATCTAACCAGTATTCAGTTTGAACCTTCAATTGTAGAAGTTATCCCGCCCAAGGGAGACGACTGCTAATGGCACAGGTCAACCAGAATAAAATTAAGGTCAAGGCTATTGTTAAAACGCAGGTAATTAAAGCCTACGTTAAAGCAACTGGCCCTATGGGTAAAGATGGTAAGGACGGAACACCTGCTATTGGAGTACCTGACGGTGGTACAACTGGTCAAGTTCTAGCTAAACAATCTAACGCTAACTACGATACAGTATTTAAAACTCTTACAAAGACAGACGTAGGACTTTCTAACGTAGATAACACAAGTGATGCTAATAAGCCTGTTTCAACCGCACAGGCTACGGCTTTGAACCTGAAATATGATAAAACTGGTGGCACCATCACTGGTTCGTCTTTAATTAACAATACTTCATCAGGTACCACTACAACAGCATTACTACTCAAAAATAACACAGCAAGCGGTGGTGGCGTTGCACTGGACTTTCAAGCTGCTGGTGTTGATGGAGTATATGCAAGAATTGCAGCATTACGAACCGCTGTAACAAACTCGCCTACTGACTTAGTTGCTTATACAAGTGCGGGTGGTGCAGGAACTCAAGTGGAAGGTTG